ATCTCTGACAAGCGGCTAACTCGCCTTGAAGTGTGCCACCTGCTCGGCTAAATCTTGTTGCAGTTGAACCCAATTCTAATTGAATACCAGTAATATAAAGTGAGTCATCTGCACCAGCAGTACCCGAAGGAGTCCAAAAAATACGAACTCCAACTTGAGTTGCTGAAGCGGGAATTGTTGCTGTTACTGAATATCTAGCCCAACTTGTTGTTGCAGTTGCTGTTCCTGAAGTTTCAGCATAACCTGTCCAAGAACCATAAGCGGTTGCCTGAGATTGGTCTGTTCCAGTACCTGTAAAAATACGAGTATTAACTGTTGAACCTGAAGCAGAAAAATTAGCACCTGCTCTAAGATAAAAGGATAAAACAACTGTTTCTCCTTGTAATGGAATTGAAGCCGTTGTTTCTAATGATTGACCAATTCCAATTCCTCCAGTACCAGTATTTCCTGCAGTTCTTTGCATCCTCATTGAATATCTAAAATCTGATGGGATATTTGAAGTTGATTGAGATACTGTTGCAGCAGTTGAACCTTCAATAGATTGATACCAACGATCTGCTAAATAAACCGAAGTGCTTGTACTACTTGTTCCTCTTTGCCAATTTTCCATAGCACCATTTATTAAAACATTTTTTCCAGCAGATAATCCATATGACTCAGGTACTGAGCCACCAACTGCTACCCATGCTGAACCTGAGTAGTATTCTGTTGAGTTTGTATCTTTTAAGAAAGACATTTGACCTTCTTGAGGTGAAGTAATCGCTGCCGTTCTTGCTGCTGCGTCGGCAAACACCAAAACGCCCTGCATTAAATAACCGTTAGTATCTGCGGCGCTTAATACATCACCTGTATTAAATGTCTTAAAACCTAATCCTGCTGCCATTGTGTTTTCTCCTTAGTGTCTAATTATATCTCAATATGAGAGAATATCCTCGCCAATTACTCCATAAGTGCTATTTCCTAAAATTAGCCCATCCACTATCGGCTCAAGAGTCGTAAATGTGCCAGTCCAAGAGTTCGGTGTTATATCCCATGTAACGCCCTGAATCTGCAAGTTTTTGGTAATGACTGAAGAATCAGGCTGTATATTGGAAATAAGAACATTGTCAAAATAGTCTAAATCTAGAATTGTCCCATTAGGCACTAGAGGGTCATAAAGGTCAACAGTCATGCGATCAATACGGATAGTGGTCGTAGATCGGGTTGCAACATAGATAGCCGCTATATTGGCTGCGTCTGCATCTGTCTGAACTACTAGATCACTAAAAGAAACTGAGTGAGGAAAATAAGTGGCAACCGAGTTAGCATCTATATTGGTTTGAGTAGTACCGCCAACTCTAGTAACTGAGCAGGTATTTACAATTAATTTGTCATCAAAAGCAAAAACTAAGTTTTTGTAAGGTATATCGCCTGTCTGGTTAAAGGCTATCGGTGTGCCACCGGCTGAAGATATTGTGTTTGATCTATTCTTAAATATAGCGTTGCCTTCAGGTGAGATATAGAAAGCGCCCTGCTCTGAGTTTTCTACATTGATTAAAGCGTTTAAAGCGGTTCTATTAGTTGCAGGGTCAGCCTGAGTTAATGAATTACCAGCATCAATAGTCCGCATTGAGACAGGGAAGTCAACAGTATCTAATATCTTCTCAATTCTAGTTCCTGTATCTTGCCCTGCTGCCTGTCCTGTAACTGCACCGATTGTAGCCATTGCAAACAATCTAAAAGCATCTGAGGCGTTAATATCTACATAAGAAATGTTTTCTGCTTGATCGTATGTATAAACATAATCAGTCGTGTAACCGCTAAACAAATAATAATCTTGACCATTATACTCAGCAGATATTCTAAGTTTTCTTAATGGTGTTAAATAGCCATAAAGATCAGAACTGGTATTTTGTGGGTTAAATCTTCCGTTTTGGTCAAAAATACGAACAGTGCAAGTACCTGCCTCATAAGTGTCTCGAGGTATGTTACGACCACGATTGATTTTAATTCCTCTAGTTACATCTGTTAAATCTACAACTAAAGCAGGCGCAGACTGATCTGACAAGATACCAGTACCTAAGACGCCATTAACAGGGTCTCCGATTGTAAATGGGTTACCAAAGGTAGCGCCCGAAGAAAAATTTAGGCTTACATTAAGTACAGGTAATGACATGTTATCTGAAAGGGTTAATGGATGAGAAAGAACCAGAGGCGCTTGAGTTAATCAATCCATTTCGCAACTCGTTTAACAATCCTTCAGTAGCCCCATTGACTGTAACATTGATAACTTGACCATTTCTGTCAAGACCTTGACTCATGTAATACTGCTCTGCCTGAGCCTGTAACCTGTATGACATTGAAGCCATGATTGCTTCAGACTGGGCTACTGTTGCTGGCTTGCTCTGTAAGGCTGCTAATTGAGAAGCACTCATTTTATTTTGTGGGTTAATGTCAGCAAACATTACGCCGTCTTTAGTAAATGGCGCTGCGATTGCTTCAGTTCTAGTTCCCAATCCGCTTGCACCCATACCTTGAGTTGTACCCATTGAAGCAAGTAATTTCTTTAGCATTTCAATTTGAGCAATTAACAAATCAATATCTTTAGACCACCCTTCAAACGGATAAAGGGCTTTAGGTAATTTAGCAATAGCCTCGGCAAGGTTAGTAGTCTGCAATTGAGATTTAATTAACTCAGTTGCTAACTTAGCAGCCTCATTTGCGTTTTCCTGCAATAAAGCCAATTGTAAAGATAACCTTAGTTTTTCTTGATCTGTTACTTTATTTTGTAAGGCTGCATAAATTTGGATTTGTTCTATATCAAAGATGCTGGATATTTGCTCTAACTTTTTACGATCTGCCTCAAGTTTTCTCTGCTCAGCAACTAAAGCCTTTTCTTTTGCAATTGCGGCTAATCTAGACGCTGCTAACTTCTTGGCCTCTGCCTGTAACTTTAACTGCTCTTTGTAGGCCTTTACATCCATGGTTCTTGAAACAGGGTTGAAAGGTACGGCTAAATTTAACTTAGACTCAAACCGAGGGTCATCTGGAGATAGCGTTGGATTTTGTAAACCTGTTTTAGTAATTAAAACAAACTTGCTAAAATTTTTGATTAAACCAGATATTTTTGAAGCAAGCGTATCAATGCTGCTACCATATTTCTCTGGGTCGCCAAAAGCGGCATCTAAAGCACCAACTAATTCCTTGCCAATCATTTCTTTAGCATCTTCAGTTTTTGCTCTTAAAATGTCCATCTTGCCAGCAAAAGACTCAGCCGCTATCTTTGCTTGACCTTGAAACCTATTACTTAGATACTTTGTGACTTTATCCAAATCCATTGTTTTTAATTCGGCTTGAGTTAAACCAATTCCAAGTTTGCCAAGTGCGGTGTTTTCCCCAAGTGCTGCCTTGGCTAACGCATCTGTTACCGCTTGAAGATTAGCACCTGTTCCAGCAGAAGTATCTAAGGCTACTGAAAGTAAATCTTGAGCCTTTTTAGCATCTAATGTGGCGTTAACTAAATTACTAAATGCCGGACGGAGTTGGTCATCTAGAACTCCTGTTGTGTTTTGCAAGTTTTGAATAAACCCAGCAGTGCTTAACACTGCATAACTCTGACCTAAGTTTTGTAATGTTTTAGATAATTGGTTCGCTGCCTTTGTGTCATCTGCAAAAGCCTTAATAGAACTTTTACCAAATTTTAAAGTTTGATAAGCACCTAAAGCAATGCCTAAGGTCTTGGCTGATTTAGTTAAAACATTAAGTGACTTGTTTGCTGCCTTTACGCCTTTGTCTTTATAGGTGCTGACAATTGGGATTTCAATACCTGATGCACTCATGCTGCAAGTCCTAATCTACGCTTTGTACTTGAATTAAATTTTAAAATGGCTGTATCAATAGCCTTGAAAGTTGCCTTAGTTACTTTTCCTTGATCTTTAGCAAAAGCGGCATAAAGTAATCTACCCTTGTTCTTGCGTCCTCTACCAATGCTTTCTAACCTAGCCTCATCATCAATAGAGTTTACAAAATGATAACCTGCAAAAGGGTTATTGCTGTTGTAGTTTCTTGTTGCCCTTGCAATCTTTTTGCCTTTGTAAAAATAATAACCTTCAGTACCCTGAGTAATTTGGTTCTGATAAATAGCACTTTGAACAGGCGCTCGCCCATCAGGGTTCTTTCTTCCTGCTGTTTCATAAATAGCGCCAGCAGCAGACCTGTTTAATAATCTATAAACATTAACAAATCCAGAATTATTACGGCGTGAACGCCCCAAAGAATAAGTTAAACCTTTACGGATAACATCTGGGTTGTACTTAGGAAATCCTCTTGCTTTGCCGGCAGTCCTAGAAACAACTTCTTTGCCTTGATCTTGCCAGCCACTCAAACCCTGTATTTGATTTGGTACATTAGTTCTGGCTTCATTTACAACTTCACGCATGGCGGAACGGATTTCTTTGTTCATCTCTTTGTAAAGGTCAGGCGCAAACTTCTTTAAGGCTTTTTGAACCTCAACGATACCTTTTACCTCTACTGGCATTTTCCACCTTCTTTGATCTATCTTTTAGATAAGCCAATGTTGCTAAAAACATTGATCTATCCATGTTAATAAATTCGCTATGCGGTATGCCTGTCTCAACTGCTAGTGACGCAATTAAATAAGTGAGGTCATACCGCGTTACCCATTTGGGGAATCGGCGTCCATAAGTTCTACTTTTGCAAGTGTCTCAAGGTACTTATCCCCAAACGGTGCAACTGTTACACCAGCACGGCGCTCGGCTTCCCATGAAAGCCAATAGACATCCGATTGCCGTTCTTCGTCTCTGAACCTTTTATGAAATCCAGTTTTAAAATTTTGTTCAAACGCATACTCAAGTGCAGGGGTAATGTCGTAATCTGCCACTTCCCCTGAAGCCTTGGACACTCTGAGTTTAATCATTTATTACTCCTTAGAAAGTACCTGTACTTGCAACGGTGACTGCACCGTTAATAGTCCATGTTACATCCTGAGTTCCTAAATCACCAACACCACCGTTAATGTCGGTTGTGTTATTTACTAATGCAGTAAATGTGTAAAGAGGGTTTGTTGCTGATACAGCAGTTAGTTTTTCCTGTAATAGTACGCAGGTTACTGAAGTACCCCATGCTGCCTGCAATGTTGCTAGAACATTGGCTGAAGCGGTATCGTTTAGGAAGGAAATGGTTACGGATGACGCTTCCAAGCCTTTAACGAATTTGTGACCTGTGTCACCCATTGCGGTTACTTCTAGTTCATCAAATGAACGGTTTAGTGTGATCGCGGTCACATGGTCAGAAAGGTCAACGGAATTAACCTTTACGCCGACCTTGTTATTTAGAAATACAGCCATTGGTTATTCCTCATCTTTCTTTGAGACTGGTTTTGGCTTATCTGTTTTTGCTATTTGCCCGACTTTTTCAAGCCAAGCCTTGTCCTCGGAAGGAACATCTATAATGTCGCTCATTTTTTAACTCCAACTTGTCATGATTGATACGGACAGTTCTGCTGTAAGCATCTCACCGGCAACACCTGATAAAACAGTTGGTGCGGATACATTGCCAACACTTATTTTTAATGTGGTTGATGCTGCTAGTTTATTAAACACGCCAACCAACATATCTTCAATGCCTATTAGATTGCCTTGGTTATCTAACATTGGCACGATCATTACAATTTTAAAATTAGCCTTAGGTGCAACGCTTGAGTAGATATTGTTAGACGGTTCAAGATATGGGTCATCCGGCTGAACAATTACTGAATTTGCAATGGGTGTAGCAGGTGGAAAGGCAAAGACCTGCCACACCCCAGCGTTCTCTAACGCTGTCGCAAGGGTTGACCTGAGAGTTGTAACGGCAACCGTCATTAGCCAACCAAGCCATTGGGGGCTAAATGGTTTGCAATTAACCCACGAACTCTAGCAATTAAAGTATTGCCCATGCGATAAGGTGAAGGTTGAAAATCAGGTGAAATGCCACCTGCGTTGCTTGCTTGTCTTGCTTGCCAAATGTCCACGGCTATCATTGCTGCACTTTGCCTAACTTCGGGTATAGTTGCATAATCAACATTTGTTGATGCAGATATTGTGCCGTAAGGTCTAACTAAATGTTTTAATTCTGTTGATACATGACTAATGACATAAGAAATAGAATAATCCGTTACTTTGGTAATTGTTTTGTTTCCACCGTTGTAGTGTGCAGCGACATTTTCAACCGTTACTATGTCGCCAACTTTCATGGCATGAACAGTATCTGTATATAAAGTTGCTAAAGTAGTTGTGCACTCTTTTGCAATTACATTGTAGTCGTTAAACCATAAATAGCCTTTGACAATGTTTTCGGCAGCCTGCGCCACTTCTTCCACTACTGAGTCAGAATATAAACTTCCAATTCCAAGTAGTGTGCGAAGTTCTGTTTTTGTAACATAGGTAGCCGGCAAAATTATGTCCTTTCTTAAAGTAAAGGGGCGAAGGCTTCCAACGCCCCTTTACAGGTGATTCCTATGAAGGAAAGTTTATGCAACCATCCAACGGTAAGCGCCAGCGCCAACCTTAGTTGCAATTGCGCCGTAGCCGTAGTATGCAACCTGAATTTGACCTGTTGAAATTAAATTGGTCTCCAAGCGATACTTAGTTGATTCGTACCATGTGTAAGATTGAGGATTGATAACAATCATTGTATTGTCGCCAAGTCCTGAAGAGTCTGTCAATGCGCGAGAAACACGAAGGTTTAAACCACCGATATTTCCACGAACATTTGTAGGGGTTAGATTTCCTGAAGCGTTCTGAGGATTGATTGTTTGTGTGAATAGTGCACGGTTTGAGCCATCTACTAGACCCATCAATGCACCCCATTGTTCTGGAGATACAACAATGTTTTCAGCAAATCCAAGAGTACCTTTGTAGATAGACACTGCTGCATCTGAAATAAAATCTTGCATGTTTGCTGCTGTTAGTGTGCGATTTCCGCCGTTTGTTCCACCATTGATTAAAGCAGTTCCAACTGCTGCATCTGTAGCAGAAGCGTAAGCAAACTCCATTTGGCGTACTAACTCTGAGAAGAACGCTGGAGATGACCTGTCCAATAATTCTGTGCTGAAGGTCTGCTGACCAGCATACTTGGCAACATTTACGCTCAAGAAGGAAACATTTTGGTCAGTCTCAGATGGCGCTGCGCCCTCTGCTGTAACTGCAACTGTTGGTACTTGAGTTAATTTAGGAATTTCAAATGTCATTCCTGCATCTGGAAGTGCTGCTGTTGAAATGCTGTCAATGAAAGGGCGGTCAGCATTTGAAAGAGGATTGATAACCTCGGTTAGTTGACGAGTAGGAATTAAACCTGCGTTGTCAGTTGTATCTGCTGCTGCGCGGATGTATGAACGAGCATCATCATCATTTAGGTATTGTGCACGAAGTGTGTTCTCTAGGAATTTTTCCTTTGTGAACTCAAGGCGTGGCTTTGTGTAAATTGCTGCTGTTACTGTTGGGCGAGAGGCTTCAACCGCAGGGGTCTCTACTACCTCACTTGCAACAGGTGTATCAGGTGTTGTGTTTTCCACAATTTCCTCATTTTCTGTTTTGGTTTCGGTTGGTTCTGCCTCTGCGCTTGACGCAGCGACTGAAGTGACGGCAGCACTCTCGAAAGCGGCAGCCTGTACTAGGCTGACTTCCATAAGTTTTGCCGCACTAACTCTATATATGCCATTAGTGTTTTTTCCTTTAAGTACTTCAACACCAACGCTTAATCCTGATCTTAAACTTTCGCTTGCCTCAATAAGGCTGTCAGTTCCTCTAGTTGTATTAGAAACTTTAAACTCTGCATAAATACCTGAGTCATCCTCATCAACCTTCTTCATGCGACCTATTGGAGATTTAGGGTCATGCTCAAGTAATAACTTAACTTTTGAAGGGTCATCAATTTGGATTGAACCTTTTTCAAATATAACTTTACCAACTGAAGTATTGCCAATTTCATTTTCAAACGGCACAATTTTGCCTGAGATGATACGACGAGACTCTGAAGCCTCTAAATCTGCACTAAAGTTAATTATTTCCATTTGGGCTTAGTTCTTCCATTTCTCTCGCTTGTTCAACGGTTATTAAATTAAGAGTTAGCATTTTTTCAATTACTGCTAATCTTTCTAATGGGTTTGCTCTTAAAAATCCGGAGTCCATGTCGAACGCAATGAATTGTGTCATTGGCGACAGATCATCCATGCTGAGACGATTTTCCACTGCAGAAATATAAGGTTGCAGGGATAGCGCAACAAATTGACGCCTCTCGTCTTGAACATTGGAGTAGGTCATACTATTGTTCATGTCTGCGCTTATGTAATATGCAGGTACATTGCAAAGTCTTGCTATTTGTGTTGCCATGTATTGCAAACTGTCATTGTAGGTCATGTCTTTAGGTGAAAATGAAGTTGGTTGAAATTCTAGAGAAGAAGTCAAATATGCAGTTGATCTTTCAGCGCGACTACGACGCCATGCGGCTAATAATCCTGCAACTTCTTTCTCGCCAAGATCAGCGCCATTATTTTTTAATATACCGGCTGGAGTTGGAACAGCAGCAGCATTAGCGGCGGCTTTTTCCAAATCAATTGCTGCTCTTAAAATTCTTGAACCTGCATGAAGAATACCGTCAATAGGTGATTGGAAAGTGACGAGCGAGCCAATTCCTGACATTGGTCTTTCACGACCATCTACAGTGTAGAAATCGACAAAAGTGTTTAATTTGTTTAATTGAACTTGAACTCTAGTATTATTTACAAAATCAAATCTTGCAGGACGATTATCGTCTTGATAAACTTCAGTTACTTCTAAATACGCAGTTCCGTAGAAAAGTAATGCGTCAACCAATGCGGTAACAATAACTGAGTTAGGTGCTGATTTAGATAATTGATTTACCCAAGGTAAATTAGGTAATTCTTCTTTAGTTGCCTTTGAATATGTTTCTAATTCCATTACGCCAATTGTTGTTGCAATTAAGTTACGGCAACGCATGACTGCCGGTACTGACATTGCTTCATCACGGCTTACAGATTGAAACGGTGTAAATTGAGAATAATAAGTAAAAGGGTCAGTTACGACAGGTGGCGCAAGTTGCGCAGTAATTTGAGGTTTAGGCTGTAATCCTACTAAATCGCGGAAAAATCCCATTAGATAAGTATATCATAATGACTAGACAAAAATCTTAGGTATTGAGATAGGTTTGCTTAACATGTGGACAACCATTGCAGTAGAAATACTGGCGGCGACGCATCCGGCGGATTTTCTACGGATGATTCTCCAGCCTGCGTCGTTTGTTTTAGCAGCGCAATTATTCATTGAGTTAACCCACTCAGGTTGACCGCTATGAACTAACCTAAGATTGCTAAGACTGTCAGCAAGTTCGCCACACGCTTGATAAAACGCTTGTCCTGAAATATCTATCATTTTATGACCTGATTGTTCTAATTTTTGAGCAATAGAGGCAGTTGCGTATTTATCATAGGCTATTTGAACTGGACGGTACTTCATTGCCCAATCATGGATTGAACTAGCCATTTTAACTTCATCTATTGCAACTTCGCTACTGAAGGTTTCCATAACTCCAATTGCAATTTTGCCATCAACAATCTGACCGGCGACCAATGCGCCAGTTCTTTTGCTTGGACTAACATCAAATGCCATTACAGTCATTGCACCTACTGGCAATACTAAATCTGATACTGAGCAGGCTTCTATACTTCCAAAAGTCCAAGGCGAAACTTGCGAGTCAATCCACATGCAAAGCGTTTCAGTCAAAGTTGCTTCAATTGAGTTGGTGGCTATTGATTCTTCGATTGCTTCTTCGGTTACCGTGTAACCAAGGGCAGGGTTAGCCATTGCCCAGAATTTACGATTCTTAATATCCTGCCTTGCAGCCAATGGTGCTGAGTACTCCCAAAATCCAAAAGTCTTAGAAGGGTAATCCATAGCCCTTTCTCTTAAATCATTTAATACGGTACTAAAGGCATCACCGGCATTTGAGGTAAACAATGTTTGAGAATTAGGTCGTGCTCTTGTTGTTGGTACTGCCGCTTTAAATGCTTCTTCGCTTATTTCTCGTAATTCGTCTATGTAAAGAAAATCTGCTGTTTTGCCTCGTGAGCCGTCTCTGGTTGCAGCAACAATCTCATAACGAGCGCCATTAAGTAATGTGATTGATTCTTGACCGTTCGCATATCTAATGCGCCTTACCTGCGCTTTTAAGAAGTCATTGTCCTCAATAGTGTTAGCAACCTGCCTAAATGTATCTAATGCCATGTTTCGATTAGAGGACATTGCAATAATGTTCTTTTCCTCAAATAAAAACAGCCCTGCCAAGATACGCATGCGAGCAAGGTGTGTTTTACCTACTTGCCTTGCACATAGTAATAAATTGCTCTTTCTAATAAATTGATTGTCAGAATTTACGCTTAACATATCTTCGAGTACATAATGCTGCCAAGGCAGTAACGGCATGCCAATTTTTTCTGCTAACTCAGCGACCTCAGCGATTCTGGACTTAGTTTTTAGCGGCGGAGTCTGAATACGCGGTTTTGTTGAGCCTAAAACCTTTTTTGTCGTCGCCCCTCGTTGCGCAGGTTTCTTTTTGACTTTCGCGGTTTTCTTTTGTTCGCTCATGGTTTTTGAAAAGGTGAGTCCGGCTTTGTTCCAACCGTCTCGGGGAGAGAACGCTCTGGAAAGGCAGGGGGGGTAGAACCACTCCTAAAAAAACGGCTACCCTTGCGTGAGTTACATGACTTGCACGCTGAGGTTAGGTTCTCCATCTGCCAGAGATCACCGCCAATTTTTCTGCTGACTATGTGATCGACGGTTGCATCTGCACCTTTGAGGTCTTTGTTACAGTAGGTGCATACCCACCCATCCCTAGACA